ACGAAGGCACCCTCGCTCGCTATCAAGTCGAAGTACAAGTTCGTTGTTGGAAACTTGCATGAATCGCGCACGGTTGGTAAACTAAACAAAGCAGCTACCGAGTGGGGCCTGGACGTGCTCGTGAACAACGCAGCACACCGTCCGCCGACCGGACCGTTCTGGGGAATGCCCCGCGACGAGGTGTGGGATTCGGTTCACGGAGTTGGTGGCTTGTTCGATTTAACCGCTGAGGTGTGGCCGCTGCTGAAAACGTCTCGCGGTTGCGTGGTAAATATTGGGTCGATCGGTGCCAAGATTGCAACAGACGGAGAAGGGGTGTACGGAGCGGCGAAAGCAGCAGTAGCACAGTTCTCGAAAGGAATACAGTTTGAGGCCACGCGCTGCGACGTGCGTGTGCTGCTCGTGCAGTTGGGAGCGATGAACACAGGAATGGCAGAAGGTCGTCCGGACCAGGACAAACTGATCAATGCGGACGAAGCTGCGCGGGCCGTGTGCTCGATGTGCGAGATTCGATTTGACACGATACGAATGCCGGAAGTAGTGCTAGAGAGGAAGAACTATTGAGCGCGCTTGAAATTTGCACTTGTGGAAGCAAGAACGCTTCGTCCAGCAGCAAGGAGTACTTCGAAGTAACTCCTGCAGGCGAAACGCGTCGCGCGCACAAGACTATGAGCATGCTCAAGTGCACGGACTGCGGCGTCATTAGGCAGCAGAACTCTCCGTTCAATGGCGGAGGATATAACAACTTCTACGCCGAGTACCCACCGTCGGGCGCAGAGTACGCTGCGAAGAGTTACGAACACGACCGTGAAGTGGCGCGTCAGCGATGCGACGAATACGGCGTGACGGCAGGAACGCAGCTTCGTGTGCTCGACGTTGGGTCGGGATCGGGCGCTTTTGTCGACGAAGCCCGCGTCCGTGGGGCGCAAGCGTACGGTTGTGAGTTGTGCGACTACGCGTACGCCCACGACAACCCGTTTGTGTACCGCAAGGCCTTCGAAGAAATACTGTTCCCGACCGACAACTTCGACCTGGTGACGTGCCACGACGTGCTCGAGCACGTGGTCGACCCGATAGAGTTCATTCGCGAACTCAAGAGAGTGACGAAGCAGTCCGGAACTGTCGTCATCGATCTCCCGCGCTTCTTCGTCGACGCAGGAAAGCACCACTGGAAGCTCGCACACCTCTGGTACTTCAAGCCCGAACAACTCGTGAAGGTACTGAAAGAAGAAGGCTTCGTTGTCGTTGAGACACGCATGCCGATTCCTTCGAAAGTCGTCATTTATTGCTACAAGCCACCCGAGCACAGGCCTTCTATACTCGTGCCTCCGGGAATAGGAGACTCGTACTGGTCTGTTGTTAAGCTAGGGTCGTTTCTCAAGCAGCGTGGCCTGAGCATGCCCGATATCTTCATTGCGCACCCACGACCGAAGAAGTATCAAGCCGACAAGCGCGCGCATCCATTCTTGCAAATGTTCCCGTTCTTGCACTCGACAGGCGAGTCAATACTGACGGACGGTTCGGATCAAGCCATCTGGACGGAAGCATATGCGAAGAAAGGACGCACGGTCTTCACTGACGTTGTGGGCTGCGACTACTTCATTAGTTACAACGGTTGGCTGCGCTACGGTTATCAGCTCGAAGAAGTCGATCCAGAGTTTTACAGCGACTGGCAGACGCCGATGCACGAGTCGCTGGAGCAACTCAACTACGAGCGTATGTTCAAGGAGAAGTATGGCGACTACGTCGTCTTCTACTTCGTGTTCCAGGGGACCTACACGTATTGGACCAAAGAGTTCCCGCTGACAGAAGTGATGAACACGATCACTACAATCAAGAGACAGACCGGGTACACGCCCGTGCTCGTAGGCGCGGTGTGGGACGCAGAAGAAGAGAACTTGAAGCAGCTGCGCATAATGCCTGGAGTCGTCGACACCGTTGGGCGCACGAACCTACCGCAGTGCTTCGGTTTGATGAAAGGCGCGAAGGCTGTTGTCGGCTACCCGTCCGGGTTGACGATAATGAGTGCCGTGCTTGGCGTGAAGACTCTGATCGTGTGGAACAACTACTACGACAGCGAATTTGCGTGGTACTGTGCTCCGCCGATTGTTCGTGGCGACACGTACGACATTGCGTTCACGAAGGGCTTGACGGGCGAAAAATTGGCGTACGCAACGCAACGACTCCTCGCACACGACCCCGTGGGGCCGTCGTTAGCGCCCAAAAGCGTTAGACAGGCACCGATTGTTCGCACAGCACCGGTTCGAAAGACGGACACGGACACGTCTATTGCCGTTGCGTGCGTTCTACGGTCGGGCGGAGACTTCAACTCCGACTACGTGAACCGCATGAGAAACATGGTCGAGCGCAACGCTACTGTTCGATTCGAGTTCATTGCGCTCACTGACGTGGACGTTTCGTGCAACCGAATCGACATTACTTGCAGCGCTCCGGGCTGGTGGGCGAAGATTGATCTGTTCAAGCGCGGCAACTTCGCTAACTTCGATCGCGTCGTGTACTTCGACCTGGACACGGTAATCGTTGGAAACATCGACGAGCTGTTGCTTTCAACAGGTCCGTTCATGGCGTTGCGTCCGTGGAACTCAGCTAACAGAAAGGCTGGAATGTGCGCGTCGGGTTTGATGTCGTGGAAGCCGAAGGACTACGAGTTTGTCTATGACGAGTTCGATCCTCGGTTCATCGACCGATTCCCGCGCGGCGACCAGCAGTACATATCGGAGTGCCTGAAGCTGCACAAGCAAGAGTACTCACCGATACAGAAAGCGATTGAAGGAATCTACTCGTATAAGCGCAACTGTCGACGCGGCCTCCCTGAGAACGCACGCGTAGTAATGTTTCATGGAAACCCACGTCCTTCGCAAGCGCCCGCGTATTGGGTGAAGAGGTACTGGAAATGAGTATGCCCGCACCGACATTCGTGACTGGCTGTGCACGCAGTGGAACGTCAATGGTTGCAGGAGTAATTGGCCTCTGCGGTGCGTTCGGTGGGAACATGAGTGGACCGAACAAGAACAACGAGAAAGGAATGTTCGAGAACGCAGAGATTCGCAACAACCTGGTGAAGCCGTGGCTGCGTGAACGCGGCCTCGATCCACTGGGTCAGTTCCCGTTGCCGAAGATTGACTGCATGAACATTCCGAACGACTGGAAGACGCGAGTCGAGAAAGTAATGATGGACGAAGGGTACAAGGAGGGGCCGTGGTTCTACAAGGGAGCGAAGGCTTGCCTGATGTGGCCCATCTGGGCGCACGCGTTCCCCGATGCCAAGTGGATCATTGTGCGCCGACGGAGCGCGGACATCGCGAATTCTTGTATCAACACGTCGTTCATGAGAGCGTTCCAACGGGAGTCTTTTCGCCAACAAGTGGGTGCTGCGGACGAACGGGAGGGGTGGTTGTGGTGGGTGCACGAGCACGAGAAGCGCTTTGTCGAAATGATCGAGCACGGAATGAACGTCAAGCAGGTGTGGCCCGAGCGCATGGTGCAGAACGACTTCTCGCAGATGATGGAAACCATCGATTGGTTGCGGCTGCCATGGAACAACACAGCACTGGAATTCGTGTCACCGAAGCTCTGGAAGACGCGACGCAAGCAGTTCGAACTGGTAGACAAGCCGAACCGGTCTGTTCAGGCTCCTGCAAACGCGACTGACGGAGGATAGCTATGGCAGTAAGAACAAACGTTGACGACGTCAAGGACATCATCAACACCGCACTGGGCGACGACACGATTAATGCGTTCATTGTTACGTCGAGCATTGTTGTGGACGGCATCGATGCTAACACCGATTGCAACCTGTCGGACGAACGCCTAGAAGAAATTGAGAAGTACCTCACTGCACACATCATTCAGCTCACGCAGGAGCGCTTGACAACGAGTGAACGCGTGGGTGAAGCGCAGGAGTCGTACTCTCTTGCACCTCTGGGGAAGGGCCTCGAGGGCACTGGATACGGACAGATGGCGTTGATGCTCGACACGTGCGGGCTACTCATTGGCGAAGCGAACGCAAAGAGGCGCGTCACAATTTACGCCGTGACGTCGAAGCCTGCTAACCAGTGGACGGCAACGGTAAGCTAATGGCTTTCCCCGATATTCAACAGAACCAAACTGCCGTGTACTGGGGCGCTCCAGTGAACGACGGTTTTGGTGGGCGCACGTGGGACGACCCCGTGGAGATTGCTTGTCGCTGGGAGACGAAAGAAGCACTCGTGCTGCGCAGCAACGGGCAGCAAACTCTCTCGCACAGTCGTGCGTTCGTAGCAACGGACCTGGACGAGGACGGTGTGCTGTTCCTGGGCACGCTGGACGACCTAGACAGTGGCGAGGAAGCGGATCCGACGACTGTGACCGGGGCCTACTCGATCGTTCGGTTCGAGAAAATACCGAGACTGAGAGGAACCACTGCGTTCCAGAGGAGGGCATTCCTCTAATGGCTCTGCAAGGATTCGAGAAAGTGTCGCGCAACTTGCAGAACGCGACGAAGAAAATCGCAACTGATTCGCTGAAAGGCGCGTTAAAAGGGGCTATTGTGATCCGTCGTGACATGGACAAGACCCCTCCGTTGATTCCTATCGACACAGGCAACCTGCGGTCGTCCTGGTTCGTGACGCTGTTCAAGTCACAAATGAAAGTGACGATGGGGTTCACAGCTGACTACGCGCCTGAGGTGCATGAGAATCAGAACGCTTCTTTCCGCAGGCCTGGTTCGGGCGCGAAGTTCTTCGAGGCTGCAATGAAGAGAAACCTTGATGAAATACTTAAAACCATCGAGCGTGAGGCAAAGGTATGAGTGTTCCATCGATCGACATTAAAGACTTGCTCGCTGCTGACGCAGGACTCGCACTAACATTTGCGACCAACCTGTTCATCGGTCTCGAGCCTGCCGAACCGGACGACTGCGTGACGATCTACGACACGCCCGGACGTCCGACGCTTGCTGTCGTTGATCCGAAGGCGTCGACAGACAACAACTACTACTATCCTTCGGTTCAAATTCGCGTAAGAAATCAATCTTACGAGACTGGGTGGGACTTGATTCACGACATCGAAGTGCTTCTTCACGGGAAGGCTCACTTCACTGCGAACGGCTTCAAGTACGAATCGATTCTCACGTTTAGCCCGCCATCGTTTCTTATGTGGGATGAGAACCGACGCGCGAGCTTTGTGACGACGCTGGACCTTCAGCGCCAACCTAGTTAGTTTGTAGAAAGGAGGTGAAAACCAATGGCTCACATTTCCGGTAAGGGTACCCAATTCCGACGCTTCAACACGTCGACTGGTGCGTGGGAGTCGATCGCACAAATTCTGTCCATCACTGGACCTGGAATGACGCGTGACACCATCGACACGACGGCGCTCGATACGTCGGGAGGATACCGGACCTTCATTGCAGGGTTCAGGAATCCTGGCACAATGCGGCTAAACATGTCGTTCGATAGAGACGGGTACGAGACAATGAAAAACGACTTTGAGTCGGACGTCATCAAAGACTACGAAATGGTCTTGCCTGACGACGATAACACGACCTTTGAGTTCCAAGGGTTAGTGACAGAGTTGCCGTTGACCGTACCACCGGATGAGAAAGTCACCGCTGACGTAGTGATTCAGATCAGTGGTCAAGTGACTCTAGAGAGTGGCAGCGGTCCAAGCCCAGGCGCTTAAGACCGCGTAAACAAGGGAGGCCCCTAATCATGGGACTGCTTTCAAGAGACGCAATGCTCGAAAGAGTGATGCCGACGATAGAACGAGTGGATTTTGGAGACGGCGACTTCATCTTTGTGCGACAAATGTTTGCAAGCGAACGCGATTCGTTAGAGAAGCTTGTGATCGTACAGAACGAAGAGGGCGAGTACAAGCAGGCGCTTGACCACTATAGAGCGAAGCTCGTTGTGCACGTAGCCTGCGATGAAGAAGGAAACAACTTATTTGAAACAGACGATTGGCAGCAACTGTCAGAAGCAATGACGGCGCGACGCATGGAACAAATCGTGAACGTGGCGCAGCGCTTGAACAAAATTACTGACGAGGATATCGAGGCGCTCGCAAAAAACTCCGAAGCCGGGGTACGAGAAGATTCGGATTCCGGCTTGCACTAGCGCTTGGGCACGCGCATCCTGACAGGCTGCTTGCGGATTTAACTGGTGAGGAACTGAACGAATGGATGGCCTACGACAAAATCAGCCCTATCGGACCGGACCGGTTCGACCGTGCGGTGGTCGCTCTCTATTCGCACCTCAGCAACCTGTTCTCTGCAGTGAATGGGCGACACGGGGAAGCTCCGCAGATTTCGGACCTAATGCCGTGGGCGTTCAGAAAGCAAAAGCAGAAAGAGCAGACGGTCGACGAGCAGAAGCAAATGCTTCAATACTTCGCTCGGGCCGTAGGGACGCGCCCAAGGAGACACAAACGTGGCTGACTTAGGAACACTCACCGCTTCGATTGGGCTCGATACGCGACGTGCAGAGCAGGGAGCGCTGTCGTTCAGGCGGTCAATGGATAGAGTTCGCACTCAAATGCGAACAGTTGACGAGTCAATACAGCGAACAAACCGACGCGCACTGAATTTTGCGCAACGTGGCTTGGCTCGCATGAAGACGGGAATGCAGTCCGTGACAGCTGCAGCGACGACAATGAAGGGCGCAATGGTGGGCCTAGGCGTCGTCGTCGGTGCGGGCATGTTCGCACGAACAATTAAAGGAGCAGTTGACTACGGCGACCTTCTGCAAAAGACTGCAATTCGAACGGGCGTGACTACTGAAGCCTTGTCCGCACTGAGTCTGCAGTCCGACCTGGCGGGCTCTTCGTTCGAAGAGTTGACCGTCGGCTTGCGACGAATGCAGAAGGGCCTCACCGACATGGTTGCGTTCAACCGTGGTGAAGCGAAGGACGCGTTCGGAGTGCTTGGCCTGAGCATGAACGACGCCAAAGACGCGTTGAAAGACACCACTGGATTCCTGGAAACGATTGCCAAGCGACTACAAGAGGTGAAGGACCCCGCCGCGAAGGCTGCGTTGGCGATGAATATCTTCGGTCGCGCTGGCACGAAGCTGCTGCCGTTATTCGAACAGCTTGCTCAAGGCGGAATGAAAGAATTCATGGACGAGGCTGAGCGCCTTGGAATTCTTATTACGCAAGAAGAAGCCGACCAGATGGCAGAGCTGAACGACCAGCTAACACGAATGAATGCGGTGTTCAAGGGTATGGCGCACAACATTGCGATTAGTGTTACGGCGCTTGCTGAGTTCTTTGGAATTATCGATCCAACCAAGCAGGACCAGGCTCGCGCTGCGTTAGCAGAGACAGAGGTGCAGCTCAAGCGAATCGCTGCAGAAATAAGAGAAATTGATCGGCTCAGGAAGCTCGGCGTATCAGAAGAAACCTTGCAGAAACGAATCAACGCGCTGAAAGAGCAGTCGTTAGCCATTGACGAGAAGCAACGCAAGGCCATTGAAGTAATTAATGGCGTGAAGAGTAAAGAGCTGGGAATCCAGGCCGACATCAATCAGAAGATGATTGAAGCGAAAAAGCTTGCAGACGCAGCTGCTGCAGCGGCTAAGAAAGCTAACGACG